AGTGCTGGCGTGGATGTGGTGTATCATCTTCAGCATGTGGGTGGGCAGTGTCGTTGCCTTTGGCATTAGTGCTATTGCCCATGCCCTGCTGATTGCTGGCGTGTTCATCACGGCAGGTGTGTTTGAAACAGCCAAGCGTAAGCCACAGTATTTTGGTGGTCTAGGTCGAGGCAATGGAGGTGAGCATGAATAGGTTTATTATTGAGAATCACCCTAATGCTATCGCTAAGTCATTGTGTGACCAGCACATTGTCAAGATGCCATTGGAAGAGGCGCAGATGCTATGCACTAGCCTGTGGCATCATGCACCGGAGTATGCGGAGGAGCAGGGGCTGTACAAGCCTGTGCATCAGAAGCATCCGTGTACTCTGTGGGCTATGGAGACACAAGCAAATTACAGCTTTGCCTACAGCCTCTACACAGCCATGCTCTGCGAGTATCATCACAGGTATGGCAAGTGGCATGGTGCTGGCAAGCACAGCGTAGCCATACACCACGGCATCAAATACATACCGCAGGGTGGCTTGACGCCACACCCTCAATGCTTCAGCGGACACGATGACCTGAAGACAGATGAGAACTGGCCTATCGTGGCGTACCGTGCGTTCTATGTAGTGGACAAAAGCAGGTTCGCTAGGTACAACAAGGGCAGGGACATGCCGTTCTGGATGAAGAAACCCTTAGTCTTAAACGTAGGAGTATAACTAATGTTTGAAGCAGCAATTATGTGTCTTGCATTGAACATCTACCATGAGGCCCGTGACCAGCCCTTCATTGGGCAGGTTGCGGTGGCCCAAGTGGTGATGAACCGTGTGCGTGACGACAGGTATCCTGACGACGTGTGTGGGGTTGTATACCAAGGGCCAACATACTCATGGAAGCCCAACTTCCCTGTGCGTAATCGTTGTCAGTTTAGTTGGTATTGCGACGGCAAGTCAGACAAGACACCGGATACAGAGGCATTTGAGATAGCCAGAATGATCGCCGTGGGCGTTTACAATGGTAATCTTGGAGACTTTGTTGAGGGTGCCACGCATTACCATGCAACCTACGTCCTGCCCGAATGGGCAGAGACAAAATACAAGACAGTTCAAATCGGAGAGCACGTATTTTATCGGTGGGACTGACTTGACTTTACCTACGCTTTGTTGTATAACAGAGCATCACTTGCCCTCATGGGCTTCAACTGTCACAGGTGTGACAAATGCAAAGGAGAAAAAAATATGCCACTAGATTTTACAGCCGAAGAACTAATCCCCGAAGACATTAACTTTCCTGTGGTCTACGAGGACACTCACTTCCACAAGTCCAAGTACGTCATCAACGGTAACACAGGGGAATACCTTGGTATCGTTGGTAAGAAGTTCAAATGTGCCAGCCACGGTGACTTCTTTACTCGTGCGCATAACGCTGTGTCGGAGCATCTTGGTGAAGAGGTGTGCGACAGCATGAATCTAAAGTTCAGCACTGCACGTAACAATGCGTGGGTGATGATGGAGATGGTCATGCCCAACGTCCTGCGTAAGATTGTCACGGACAAGCACACGACTACCATTGCGCCTCGTCTGATCGCCTTGCACGGCATCGACGGTAGCTGTTCCAATCAGGTGTACTACGGGGCTATCGACTTCTTCTGTACGAATGGTATGATCACTGGCGACTACGACAAGATCAAACGTAAGAACACAACTAACTTTGACTTGGGGCGTTTCATTGGTGAGCTGGAGCATACCATTCAAGACTTCAATAACACGGCGGACACATATCAGAAGTGGGCAGAGGCAAAGCTGTACACAATTGATGTGAGTGCAATGCTCAAGTCAATCATGTCTGACGAGAAGGCAGAGAAGATGTTCAGCTTGTATAATCACGAGACTGTGACACGTGGTCGCAATGTGTGGGCTTTATATTCTGCATTCACTAGCTACGCTAACCCGTTGAATGTAGACACTAATGGCTTTGCACTTCGCCGCACAGGAAATGATACGCAAGCACAGAGCCTGTGGAAGCGTGAACAGGACGTGGCTGGCTGGATCAATACTCCGCAGTTCCGTGAACTGGTAGCAGCGTAATGGCTTATTGGTACACTGAAGAAGGAGATATCGGTGCGGAAGAATACCTGAAAGAAAACAATATCAGGTATGAATGGGTAGAGGGAGCAGTCAGTATGATGTACATTTGGAATGAACATGATAAACAGTACATCTACTGGCCTTCCACTGGCCGTTGGAAAGCTAGGTTTTCCCGCAACAGCACTGCGTATCGTAGTAAGGGCATTGAGGACTTCCACAAAAGGTTCTTAAACAACGTCTTCAAAAAAGAGGAGAAAAAAGATGAGGATGTATAAGATTACCTTTTCGCCTAACAAGTTTCATGGTGAACTAACTTGGTATGGGAAGGCAAGCCATAGTGAACTTGCTAAAAATAATCTTATGTTGGATTGGCATCGTGCCTGTACATCACGAGGTTTAAATTTGAAAAGGGCAGAGATCACAGAAATTCACGAGGAGATAGTGTCATGGCAACCAAGCATGATCTACAAGGACTAGCCGATGATTACTATTCTTCCTATGAGTTCAATAACTTACGGGAAGAAACTAAGAGACAGTATCAATATCACATTGATATCATGCTCGACACTGTGATCGACAGCAAAGCCATTCGGGATAGGCAATGTGACAAAGTGTCATCCCGTCTGGTCAAGCTGGCCTACAACCAATGGTGTGAGAGGGGCGTACAGTTTGCTAATCATGTGCTGTCTTCCTCTCGCATCCTGTTTAATCACGGGTTGAACATGGAGATTGTGCTGGTGAATCCATTCTTGGCTGTCAAGAAACGCTCTGTAAAGCCCCGTAGGACGGTGTGGACTAAGGAACAGGTACAGACCTTCCTGAACACCGCTTATGGCGACTACAGCAGCCGCAATGTGGGTTTAATCGCACAGATGGCATACGAGTGGTGCCAGCGTCTTGGTGACATGCGTATGCTACAGTGGGATTCTATACAATTTGATAAGGCTCGTGTACATATTGAGCAGTCAAAGCGTAGGGCAGAGGTGTTCTTGCCTGTATCCGACGACTTGTTGGAGATGTTGGCACAGCAGCAGGAAGACTTTGGCTTTCAACCCTACGTTGCACCAATGACAGAGCCTATTCGGGGTGTTTATCACCCGTACTCATTGCACCGCTTGCCTAAAGTGGCACGTAGGATCATGCGTGAAGCTGGTTTACCAGAAGAACTGCGACTATCTGACCTGCGGCGAACTGGCACAACAGAAATGGTTGATGCCGGTGTCGGTATGGCACAAATTATGTCGGTTACAGGACACGCTAACCCACAAAGTGTGAAGCCATACATGAAAAATACTTTCACCAGTGCAGATTTAGCATTGACGGCTCGTAAAAACCATGATATTTAAACATCGTGATTGCCGAATGAACCAATATATAAACATATATAATGGAGATATGTAATGGATGTACGTACATTTGTAGAGGACTTAGGTATTGGTAGTGGTGAGTCTCGCAGACTCAACTGTCCTGTCTGTAAGTCGTACAAGACATTTACTGCTACCAATAACATGGGGTCTTTGTTGTGGAATTGTTACAAAGCCTCTTGTAGTGTTAGTGGTTCTGTTCGTTCTCGTTTATCTGTAGAGGATATTCGTAGGATGAAAAGTGTCACACCTGTGACAAATGATTTCGTACTGCCTGAGTTCATTGTGCCGCATGACAATCGTAGTGCTGTGTTAGAGTATGCAGATACATGGGGCATTGACCCAGACAATCTCATGTACGATGTCAAAGAACATAGGGCTGTTTTCGTGTGTTATCACGATAATACAGCAGTAGATGCTACAGGCCGTGCATTGGGGCGTAAGCTGCCCAAGTGGAAAAGATATGGAAATAGTGGCTTGCCATTTGTTCATGGACGTGGTAATGTCGCTGTGGTTGTTGAGGACTGCGTGAGTGCAGTCGTTGTTGGTGAGTACGATTCCTTTGTCGGGGTTGCGATTCTTGGGACTTCCCTTTCTGAATCGCATAAAGGGTATCTCTCGCAGTTCTCGACAGCCGTCATGGCATTAGACCCCGATGCTTTGCCAAAGACACTACACTATGCCAAAGAGTTGCGTGGACACGTGAGTAATGTGAAAGTGCTACGCTTGAACTACGACATAAAATACCGTAACCCCGTGGATGTACAGAAGATGCATCTGTTACAAGACAAAGGAGAAGTATAATGGAATTATCAATCATAAGGAGCCTAATGGACAAAGAGTTCTACGATGCACATCGTGGTGCCAAGTGTCCTGACAGGTTGTTTAATCCAGAAAACCGAAAGATCAAGAAAACTATTGACATAGCAATGGATCGCTATGAACGAACGGTAACACCAGAGGAAGTGGAAGCATTGTTCCTGTCTAACAATCCCACACTGACACCATCAAATAAGCTGGCATACTCTGCTGTGTTCAACAACATCAAGAAGGAAAGCCCGATGGGCAGCGACGTAGCACAAGAGGTTCTGTCCAAGCTGTTTCAGCAGGTTGTAGGCACAGACATTGCTGAGTTGGGGTTTGAATACGTCAACGGTGATCAGAGTAGCTTGGAGTCGCTGAGACGGCTGCTTGAGCAGTACAACGATGACTTCCTTCCTGACATGAATGTGGAGTGGGATGATATCGACATAGACACGCTGCTGACCAAGAACGATCTTGAGGCACGTTGGACGTTCAATATCCCTACGCTTGCAGGGCATGTGGAAGGCGTCAATGCCGGACATTTGATTGAGATCGGCGCACGGCCTAACACTGGTAAGACATCGTTTCATGCCAGCTTGATTGCCAGCCCCGGTGGTATGGCATCACAGGGTGCTAACTGCATTATACTCTGTAATGAAGAAGGCAGTCACCGTGTCGGCGCACGTTATCTAACAGCGGCCACCGGCATGACAATGCGTGAGATTAAGAACAACCCTAGTAAGGCTCGTGACCTGTACGCCCCAATCAAAGAGCGTATCAAGATCAAGGATGCTACAGGTCGTGACATGTCGTGGGTCGAATCAGTATGCAAGACGTACAAGCCTGATGTCATTCTTCTTGACATGGGCGACAAGTTTGCACGGCAGGGTGGCTTTGCTCGTCCTGACGAAGCACTCAAGGCCAATGCAATTCATGCACGTATGATTGCCAAGCAGTACGAGTGTGCTGTGTTTTATATGTCGCAGCTTTCTGCTGATGCAGAGGGCAAGGTCATTCTTAATCAGGCAATGATGGAAGGGTCACGCACAGGCAAGGCAGCAGAGGCTGACCTGATGATCCTGATTGCAAAGAACCCAGCCAAGCAAGATGACGATCCTAATACTCCAGAAGATTTGCAGCGGCACATCAATATTGTGAAGAACAAGCTGAGTGGGTGGCATGGGCTAGTAACATGCGAACTAGACTACCGTACAGGAAGGTACATGGTATGATACAGCAATTTTTGTTTGACCTTGAAGACTACGATCTCGTTGAAGGCGACGGTAAAACCTGCAACAAGTGTAAAAAACACTTGCCTTTCTCTGCTTTTAGCTGGCACTCTGGCGCAAACTACTTGCGTCCCGAATGCAAAAAGTGTAATAGAGAACTGGGAAAGGTTCGTGACGCGCTAAGACAGCAGTACGGAATGCCGGGTAAAGATCATACATGCCCAATATGTTTGCAGGGTGAAGGCTCTGTTGCTGGCAAAGGAAATATGAAGAATGGGGCATGGGTAATTGATCATTGCCACGACACGGACACATTTAGGGGATGGTTATGCCACAAATGTAATAGATCATTGGGTGGGTTTGACGATAGTGAAGAAGTATTGCAACGGGCAATACAATATTTAAAAGAACACAAGGAGAAAACAATTGAAACTAACACTTGATGTAGAAAACACGGTGACGCACCGGGATGGCAAGATGCACCTTGATCCGTTTGAGCCTACCAATTCACTTGTAATGGTTGGTATGCTTACAGACCAAGGCAAGGAGACTATCGTTACCTTTGACCATTCTGAAATGGTTGTTCAGGGCATAGGAAATCACGAAATGGTTCAGAATGAACTGGACAAGGCTACAATCTTGATATGCCACAATGCCCCGCACGATCTTGTATGGCTGTGGGAGTCGGGCTTCAAGTATGATGGCCCTGTGTTTGACACGATGCTGGCAGAATATGTCATGCAGCGTGGGCAGAAAGAGCCACTGTCTCTTGAGGCATGTGCGCAACGCTATGAACTGAGTTGGCAGAAGCAGGACACCCTGAAAGAATATTTCAAACAGGGCATAAGCACCAGAGACATACCGTACAATGAACTGACGGAGTATCTTGTGGCCGACCTTCATGCGACACAGGAGTTGTCTGACAGGCAGTATGCAAAGCTACTGAGCAAAGAGTATGCAGGTCTGATGGATACTGTTGTCCTGTCTAATCAAGTTGCTGTCGTGCTGGCTAAGATTTACCAGCGTGGGTTTAAGGTCAACGAAAGTGTGCTGGAAGATGTACGTGTTGAGTTTGAGAATGAGAAGCAGACACTTACAGGTGAGTTGGAAACTATGGTACATAAGTTGATGGGGCATCGTCACGTTAATCTAAATAGTCCAGAGCAGTTGTCTCAAGTAATCTACAGTCGCAAGCCTATTGACAAAGCTATGTGGCAAAACAACTTTGATCCCTATATGTCAAAGGAGTTGTATAAGACCACAATGAAAGAGAACAGCGAGATTGTCTACAAGAAAGAGCCAAAGCAGTGTGATGATTGCAAAGGCTCTGGCAAGGTCTATCGCACACGCAAGGATGGCAGTAGGTATGCTCGTCCCAACAAGTGCAAGACCTGTGATGGCAATGGATACGTGTTCGTGCAGTCAGACAGGATTGCTGGGCTACGTTTCACTGCACCAGATGCCAAGTGGGTAAGTGCCAACGGATTTACCACAAGCAAAACGCACCTTGATATACTAGAAGGATTTGCTAGACAGAATAATATGAGTGAAGCAATTACCTTCTTGAACAAAGTGAAGCGTCTCAGCGCATTGGACACGTACCTGTCGTCGTTTGTTGATGGCATCAATACCTATAAAAAGGCTGACGGGAAGCTGCATGTCCGTCTGCTACAGCACCGCACGGCCACTGGCCGCTTTTCTGGCGCTGATCCAAACATGCAGAATATGCCACGTGGTGGGACATTCCCTGTAAAGAAAGTGTTCGTATCACGGTGGGAAGGTGGTAAGATTATGGAAGCTGACTTTGCACAGTTAGAGTTCCGTGCCGCTGCTTTCCTATCACAAGATGGAGTTGCAATTGAAGAAGTTTCTACTGGATTTGATGTACACAGTTACACCGCTCAAGTTATTACCGATGCTGGTCAACCTACGGATCGTCAGTCTGCGAAGGCGCATACGTTCGCTCCGCTTTATGGCGCAACGGGATATGGGAGAACTGCAGCGGAAGCGGAATACTACTCACACTTCACGAAGAAATATAAAGGCATCGCAGATTGGCATTCCCGATTGGCTAAAGAGGCTCTGACAACTAAGATGATTACTACACCATCTGGTCGTCAGTATTCATTCCCCAATGTGGTACGTAAGATAAACGGTACAGTATCTTATTTCACGCAGATTAAGAACTACCCTGTGCAGGGGTTTGCCACGGCAGATATTGTACCTGTTGTGCTGCTTGAGATGGAGCGTCGGCTGACAGATATGCAGAGTTGTATCGTCAATACAGTGCATGACTCCGTGGTCATTGACATTCATCCAGACGAAGAAGACAAGGTTGTTGGTCTAATAAAGGATATTAACGAGAACCTTACAGACTTGATAAACACGTCCTTTCAAGTCAAGCTAAATGTTCCGATGCTTTTAGAAGCAAAAATCGGTCCAAATTGGCTTGACACGAAAGACGTGGCATGATATAACTATGTCTCTTGAACTCAAGAAAGGAGTAAAGAAAAAATGAGTGAACTTATTGATGTTAACGCTGGTAACTTTGCCGCTATGGCAAAGCTAACTGGCATTGCCGATGATGGCAAGACTAGCAAGAAGACGAATACCCTTAATCGTCTGCGTATCTGGCACCAGCCAGTTATGGGTCAGGCAGAGGTAAATGGTCGCCTTACGAATGTAGAAACGATTGAAGGTGGTATGTTCCGCCTTGAGATCATTGAAGGTGATTCATCTAAGTTTGTGTACAGCAAAACTGTGACTATGCGTCCGTTCATGCAACGGTTCATGTATCGTAGGTACATTGCTAATAAGAACCCAAAGCCAAACGAGCCGAAGGGTAGCTTCCACCGCACGATCATGGCAGATAGCCTAAACATTGACTTGAAAGATAACACTGGCAAGTTCAACTGCGGTAAGCCTTCTGGGTACATTGAAGACTTCAAAGCACTACCGCCTGATATGCAGGACTTGATCCGTCAGGTTAAGCGTGTACGTGTGGTGTTTGGCGTGGTAACCCTTGACAATCCTGTAGATGCAAATGGTAAAGAGACGGATGAAGTGACCACGCCATTTATTTGGGAGATTGATAACAAAGATGCATTCAAGGCTCTTGGTGATGAGTTTGGTGTATTTGCTCGTCAGGAACGTCTCCCCCTGATGCATAATATTGTGTTCTCTGAGAACATTAAGAATGACCTACCAAATGGTAGCAGCTACTTTACTCCAAAGTGTAAAGCCGACATGTCAGTTGTGCATGAAATAAAATCAGAGGACGAAGAACTTCTTGGTAATTTCCTTGAATGGGTAAAGAACTTCAATGACTATATCTGCAAGGAATGGGATGATAAGGCTATGAAGCGACAAGAAGAAAGTGCCAAAGTCATAACTGCAGATGAATCTGAACTTGTAGAAGACTTCATTGAAATTGAAAGTGAGGTAGCATAATGAACCACTCTGCTGAACTGGCGTTGCATAAGTATATGGAAGATGCCGCAAATGGTAAATCCAGCATGTCTGTTGAAACCATCAATCAAATAGGACAGGACATAAAGTTAGCACTTGCACGTCAGTTTGGTGAAAGAAAGACACGGGACTTTAAGCTGCGCATGTCTAATGTTGGTAGGCCAACCTGCCAGCTATGGTTTGAGAAGAACAAGCCAGAGGCAGCGCAGCCGAAGTCTAGTAACTTCGTGATGAATATGATGCTTGGAGACATCGTTGAAGCTGTCTTCAAGGGGCTACTTACAGAAGCAGGAGTTGAATATAGAGATTCAGATAATGTTACACTTACTCTGTCAGATGGTACGGAAATCAACGGAACATATGACCTTGTTATTGACGAGGCTGTGGATGATGTTAAATCTGCGTCTGACTGGTCTTATCGTAACAAGTTTGACTCCTATGATTCCCTCGCTAGTGGTGATGGCTTTGGCTATATCGGACAGCTTGCTGGCTACGCTAAAGCAACAGGCAAACGTGCTGGGGGTTGGTGGGTAGTCAACAAGGCCAACGGCAAGTTTAAATATATTCCTGCCACTGGTATTGACATTAACCAAGAGGTAGCCCACATTGAGGAAACCGCAAAGAAGGTAGAGGCAAACGAGTTTGAACGGTGCTTTGAGCCAGAGGATGAATACTTCTACAAGAAGCCTACTGGCAATAAAATCCTAAACAAGAACTGTACCTTTTGCGATTACAGGAATGCTTGCTGGCCCAATCTAATCGAGGCACCGCAAGTAAAATCAAAAGCCAAGTTTCCTAAACTTGTGCAGTATGTCGAACTTAAAAAGGAGTATGTGAATGAGTGAAGAAATCGACACGTTGCTTGAAGAAATAAAAGCAACAGAAAAACATCTCTTAGAACTTCGCAAGGAGTATCGCGAGAGAAAAACTGCGGGTGTACGTGCTGCAATAGAGGCGCGTAACGAAGCAGATAAGGTGTTGCGTGAAGAACTAAAAGCCATTGGATATCGTGATCCAATGGACTTCTGGAGAGGGCGCGGTTTCTAGTGCCTAATCACGCAGCCTTTCGTGCAGCACGTAAGTACGGGTATCGTAGCGGACTAGAGCATAAGCTGTCCCTCTATCTGGATGAACTCAAGGTCAAATACGACTATGAGAAACTAAAGATTGAGTGGGAAGACCTTGCGTACAGAACCTACACACCTGACTTCGTGCTGTACAATGGAATCATAATTGAAACAAAGGGAATGTTTACAGCCGCTGATAGGCGTAAGCATCTTGCAATCAAGAGGCAGCATACGCAGCTTGACATTCGCTTTGTTTTTGAGAATAGTAGACGGAAGTTACGAAAAGGTGCTAAGTCAACCTATGCTGAATGGTGTATAAAATATGGTTTCAAATACTATGACCGCATCATTCCAGAAGATTGGCTAAAGGAAAAGGGTAAGAATAAACACCCCAAGTTTATCAAGTTTAGTGGAACAAAAGTAAAAAGGAGATGAGAACCATGAGAATTGACCCTACATCCTTCTGCATTCAGTTGAAGCCCGTAATTGACGACGATTGTGCTTGGACAGGAGAACTAGAAGTAAATATAATCACGGACAAAGAAAACCCTCTTGACAAAGGCAGCTACATGTCTATGATGCACCTTAGTGAGATTGTTGCATGTTCTGTTGCTTACATGGAAGAGAACCCAGAGTTGATAGGTAAAATTGAAGAGTTTATTGAAAGCCCAGACTATAACGAAGTTGCAACAAAAGAAGAACCTGATGTTGAATACACAGATGGTAATGTTGTAAAGTTGCACTTCAAGAGTAGAACGAAAGGAAATGCGTAATGCGACACGAAGAGTACATGAAAATGCGGAGAGAAGAATTGGAGCAAGCTGGCAAGGAAGCATATGCTAATGTTGATATGGTCAACAATCCATCTCACTACAATAAGTCTGGGATAGAGTGCATCAATGCTATACAAGCTGCAACAGGTGATGGCTATGAGTTTTATCTGCAAGGTAATATACTAAAATATCTATGGCGTTACAGATACAAGAATGGTAGTGAAGATTTGAAGAAAGCACGGTGGTATCTTAACGAATTAATAGAGGAAGTAGAAGGATGCTATGATGAGGGTTAAGGTCTACATCACAATAGATATTGATCCCGAAGAATATCCTATTCCTGCTGACGAAGATGTCGGTATGGAGATTGAAGATGGCATTTGTGAATACTTCTACGATGTTGACGGTGCTAATATACGAAACATAAAAACACTAACGGAGAGATAAAAATGAACAACTATTTACCTACGGACTACCAGAACTTCATTGCGCTTTCACGATACGCTCGTTGGAAAGACGATGAAGAGCGCCGTGAGACATGGGGTGAAACCGTCGAGCGGTACTTTGACTACATGGAAAAACATCTAGGGCAGAAGCACAACTATGCTTTGTCAGATGAATTACGTGCAGAACTTGAAGAGGCCGTGCTTAATCAAGATATCATGCCAAGCATGAGAGCCTTGATGACTGCTGGCCCTGCACTGGATCGTTGCCACGTAGGTGGATATAATTGTTCCTACGTGCCGGTGGATAATACTCGCGCCTTTGATGAGACTATGTACATACTTATGTGCGGCACAGGTGTAGGCTTCTCTGTGGAACGCGAGAACGTAGATAAGTTGCCCATCATTAACGAACACTTTGAGAACAGCGATACTGTAATCAAGGTAGGTGATAGCCGTCCGGGTTGGGCAAGAGCATTGCGAGAGTTGATCTCTCTGCTGTACGCTGGACAGGTTCCAAAGTGGGATGTGTCAGAAGTAAGACCTGCAGGTGCAAGACTGAAGACATTTGGTGGTCGTGCCTCTGGCCCTGCTCCCCTTGAAGAATTGTTTCAGTTTGTCATTGAGAAGATCACAAACGCTGCAGGTCGTAGGCTCTACCCATTAGAGTGCCACGATATCATGTGTAAGATTGGTGAGGTTGTCGTCGTAGGTGGGGTACGACGTAGCGCACTCATCAGTCTGTCTAACTTAGGTGACACACAGATGCGTCATGCTAAGTCAGGACAGTGGTGGGAGAACGAGGGACAACGTGCGCTTGCAAACAACAGCGTGTCCTATAAGTTCAAGCCAGACATGGACACTTTCATGCGTGAGTGGTTAGCCCTGTACGAAAGTAAGTCCGGTGAACGTGGTATCTTCAACAGGCAAGCAGCCAAGAAACAAGCATCACTTAATAAACGTCGCGATTCTGAACAGGAGTTTGGCTGCAATCCCTGCAGTGAGATTATACTGCGTCCATATCAGTTCTGTAATCTGTCGGAAGTTGTTGTTCGTTCGTCAGATACGCAACAGTCACTAACTAATAAAGTGCGCCTAGCTACTATCTTAGGTACATTCCAGTCCACACTTACTGATTTCAAATATCTTCGCAAAGTGTGGAAAAACAATACAGAAGAAGAACGTCTGCTTGGTGTGTCTCTGACAGGTATCATGGACAACCCATTGATGACTGCAGTTAACTCTAACTTGGAGAAGACACTTGATAACTTACGAAATGTCGCAGTGGC